TAGATACAAAGAAGAATCTAAGACTATGTACTCACATAGTACAATTAAATTTCAGTATCATGGAAAAATATACACACTAAAGTTCAAAAAGTAATAAATAGTTTTATCGTTCATCCCTTTGAGGGGCCGGAAGTATGCATTTATGCAGAAGGAACGCATTATCATATCGTTCATCTGGAAACAGACGGAAGTAGGTAATGAAAAAACCGAAGGAACGCACCTAACCATAAACTAGGGAGGGTGGCAAAATGACTTACAGACCATATTCATGGAAGAAGTTTGTTGATGCAAGAAATCGTGCTAGAGTTCATAAAATCTTGAACTATCGCACACAGCCTTGCAATTGTAAAAAGTCCAGTTAGGGTTATTATATCCTTTTTGGAAAGAGTAATAGTCTTTTTTGAAAAGACCATTCCAATATAAATATAATGGAGAACAGATTTTTGTTCTCCATTTTTCTTGAAAGGAAAAAATAATGTCCGTTGCATCAGCAATATATAATGAAACTTGCCACATTTGTGAAGTAATCAGTCAGTCATTAAAAAAATTAACTAGAGCCATCATCATAGGAAGACAATATTCTACAAACAGAATAGTCGCTGAACAACTCATACACATGGGTGAATATAGAAACGAATCTGTTGAATCATTAACACTTAAACTTAATGAATCAGTTAGAAAAGAATGGAATGTCAAATGAGAGAGCAACTAAAACAACTATGGAAAGAAATTACAAAGTTCTATCATCCAGAGAAACATTACATGAGAGGAGATGCACACCAGCATCTTGCAGACTCAGTAGACTTATGTGATTTGGAACGAAGACAACAACAGTTGGCTCGTAAGGGTATCTACTAATGTTTCCATACACCGAAGAAGAAAACGACTTCATCAGTTAACAAGTACTATGTGACTCGTTGAAAGACTCTCTAAGTTCAGTAAAGCCACCTATATGCAGTTCTCCATTGAAAATCTGGGGAACTGTTTTACAGTTCATACCTTTTAACATCTTCCTTGCATCATTATCATGGTCAAGAGATATCTCTATAAATGGAATGTTATAATCATTTAATAAATTCTTAGCCATGTGACAATAACCACATGAGTTTTGTGTGTAAATAGTATACATTTTTGATATCATTTCTTTAGTTTAAATAGTATATATTCATCACTAGACTGTGGTTTAATGGTGATTGCTGGTACACCAGAGGGGGTTGTTTTACCAACATAGTTCCAGTCATACCCTTGTTTATACTGTTTATTTGCAGTTGATAAGAACTCTGCATTTGTTCCACAAAATAAGGCTGTGACCACCACTAATAAAAACATTTATTTCTCCTAAAATACCCTTGACATTATTTATAAGATATGTCATAATAGGTACATAAATAAAATAAGGACAAAAACATGACAGAACTTCATACACTTACATTCATACTTAAAATGTGTGGAATAATGATGATGGAAGGTACGATACAACCATCAGAAGCATTTGAATGTAAACAAGCTGAAAAGTTTATGGTCGAATATCATTTCAATGGAGAATACAATAAGTACAAGGATTACATGGTGTATGAATTGCAAAGAGATTTCTCAACAAAATAGAAGGTTATTATATGTACAATACAATTGAAGAACTCAACTCTTATATGGGTGTAATACAAGCAAAAGACCCAAAACAGTTTGATAAAGAAATTGGAACTATGCAACAGAGATACAAAGATAAGTATGTCTTTAAGTCTAGTAAAAGCACACAAGAATTACTTGATGAAAGAAACTATTGGTTAAGTATCAAAGGTGCAAGAAACAAGTCAGTAAAGAATAGAATTATTAGACTTGAGTCTGTTCTTGTTGCAAGATACGATAGAGATAAGAAAGAGGTAGAACGTCTGAAGAAACAAGCTGAGGGTTAATGTTAGTCAAACAAGAAACAATAATTGTTACAGAAACAATTACTGATGGTGGACTACTAAACCAACAACTAGAGAAAGATATTCGTGATGCTGGTTATGGTAGTAAACTAACAACTGCAAAATGTTATCGCACTCGTTGGGATATGCACGAAACAAGTGACGCTTTTGCATTACTTGGACAAGGTGCAATATCAGTTGCAAAACGATACTACACTAATGAGTGTGATGAAGAAGGCAATCGTAAAGACTATGACCTTAGAGTATCAGAGTCTTGGGGGTTGATATATAATAGAGGAGATGTTACTGGAGTACATCAACATTGGCCTTCACTATGGTCATACACATACTGTGTAAATGGTTGTAAGAATTGTTCTCCACTTGTATTTCCTACTGTTGTAGAAAACAATGAGATATATCCAGAGGTAGGACAACTTATATTGTTTCCAGGCTGGGTAAATCACGAAGTACCAGAACAAAAATGTGACCATGAAAGAATCATAGTCGCTGGTAATATTATGTGGGATGATTGGAAATGAACTTAATAAATTACATTAAAGTATATAAAAATGTAGTATCAGATTCATTCTGTGATGAGATGATACAAAAGTTTGAGGACAATCCTAAACAATATCATTATCAAAAGAGAGCAAATCCAGTAAGAAATTTCAAGATGTCTTTCAATCAAATTCATATACATAAAGAAACAAATTGGAAAGAAGAAAACAAATATCTTCTGAACTTGTTTCCATCATATGTAGATAAGTATAGAGAAGAATGTAACATCATAGAAAGTCAATGGCCTATCGAATGGGGTTATGAACACATAAGAATGAAACGATATCAACCTAATCGTGATGAGTTTTTTAGTCCTCATGTTGACGTTACAAAGTATGATAATGCAAATAGATTCTTAGTGTTCTTTCTATACTTAGATAACAATAGTGCTGGTCAAACGTCATTTCCACAACTGGATATTGGTAGTAACTGTGTCAAAGGTTCATTACTTATGTTTCCACCAATGTGGCCATGGCTTCATGCTGGAGAACCACCAATAGATAAACCAAAATACATAATAGGGAGTTATTTACATTATGTCTAATTTAGTAAACCACTTAGGAGAACCAATTGGTAAAACAGTTGATGAATCCAAACTACCAACTACAGAACAAATACTTAACGACCCAATCACAAAGAAGTTTGTGTTTCTGAATAGTGAGGCTTATCCAAATCAAACTTGTATTGGTCTTACATCTGAAACAGATTTTCATGGTGTTGTCTATAAATATGGAAAAGTTACACTTCCAGAAGAAATAGTAGAGGGCGAAGTTGAGAAAAAGGGGTTGCCTTTTAAGTTTGAGTATGATATAATAGAGAGTAATGGGATTCCAAGAGAAAACTTTGGGGATAACTTTATGAAACTAATTGGAGATGTGTTATTGCACATCATAATCGCACAGTCAGAGGATGGAACACTTGAACCAATCAATAGAACGAACAACGCTCAGTAACCTAGTTGCTAATGAAGAATATTGTAGAAAAGTATTACCATTTATCAAGCCAGACTACTTTGATATAAAAGAAGAACGAGTTGTCTTTGAGGAGATAACAAACTTTGTAGACAAATACAAAAGAATACCTACAAAGATATCACTAGAGATTGAGGTGGAGTCTAGAAAAGACTTGACTGAAGATCAACACAAAAAGATTGTGGAAATAATTCAGACACTTGATTCAACAGAAGTTGATATGGAGTGGTTAGTCGATACTACGGAGAAGTTCTGCAAAGACAAAGCCATCTACAATGCAATCGTAGAGGGTATATCTATTATTGATGGTAAGGATAAGAATCGTAAACCAGATTCAATACCAAGTATTCTAACAGATGCACTTGCTGTGTGTTTTGACAATGCAGTTGGTCACGATTACTTTGAGGATAGTGAGAAACGATTTGATTTCTATCATAGAGTAGAAGAACGTATTCCATTTGACCTTGAGTTCTTTAACAAGATAACTAAGGGTGGACTTCCAAGTAAAACACTAAACATTTGTCTTGCTGGAACTGGTGTTGGTAAATCGTTATTTATGTGTCATATGGCTGCATCTTGTTTATCACAAGGTAAAAATGTATTGTATATTACACTTGAGATGGCAGAAGAACGTATTGCAGAACGTATAGATGCAAACCTAATGAATGTATCTATGGAAGACTTACATGACTTACCAAAGAATATGTTTGATGACAAGATTGCAAAGTTGAATAAGAAGACTAATGGTAAATTAATAGTAAAAGAATATCCTACTGCAACAGCCCACTCTGCACACTTTCGTGGATTGATTAAAGAACTTGCAATCAAGAAGTCTTTCAAACCAGATATGATATTCATTGACTATCTAAATATCTGTGCATCTAGTAGATTAAAAGGAGCATCTAATGTTAATTCTTACACTTATATCAAATCTATTGCAGAAGAATTACGAGGACTTGCCGTTGAATGTAATGTTCCAATTATGTCGGCAACACAAACAACAAGAACTGGATACACCTCGTCAGACCTCGGCCTTGAGGACACATCTGAATCGTTTGGGTTACCAGCGACTGCCGACTTCATGTTTGCAATCATATCAAACGAAGAACTCGAAAAACTAAATCAGATAGTTGTGAAACAGTTGAAGAACAGATACAACGACCCTACTGTTAACAAAAGATTTGTCTTAGGTATTGATAGGTCTAAAATGCGACTATATGATGTCGAAAATAAGGAACAAGAGGACTTGGTAGATAGCAACCAGACGCCTGTGTTTGATAATACTCCCATAGGTAATAAATTCTTGAAAGATAATCTAAAAATGTTGAAAGAACCAAACTATGAGGACTTTAAAGTATGAGTGAAGTAGAACTAGATACATTTATGATGAGTCCATTCGGGCCTAGAATCTTGCGAATTGATTTACCAGACAACATTATTCAACGTATCAATGACTTGGGTGACAATCAACAAAATAAAACAAACATGGATGGTAGACTTGCTGGACAGATAAAAGATGAACCAGAACTAACAGATGAAGAAATGAACTCTGTTGGTATCAAACAGATATTCTTGGACATAGGACATCAGTATGTGCATACGATTCTATCAGACAAACATCACATTGACTATAATACAGATGATTATAAGATTGATATGAAATTTGTGTCTGGTTGGATTGTCAATCAGAAAGAGAACGAATACAATCCAGTCCATGCTCATAGTAACTGTAGTATATCGTCTGTTTTATATCTAAAAGTACCAGAGTTCAAACCCAGAGGATATACTGGAAAGAAAAACATTGATGGCTATATTGAGTTTATCAATTCAACAGTAGACAGTAGTAAGTTATCTGCTGGTAATTTCTTGGTTAAACCAAAGGTTGGACAGTTACTTATGTTTCCATCAACATTGTTGCATACAGTATATCCATTTCAAGGGTCTGGTGAAAGACGTTCCCTTGCATTTAATTTAAATTATGAACTAGTCTAAGGAGAATAATATGACATTTCAAGTAAATAAGCAACACAAGTTGCAAGACCAAATAGAAAACCTATGTTATGAGTGGGCCTATGAAGATGTGTTAGGATATTTCAATGTAGAATCTATTGAAGACCTAACTAAAGAACAGATTGACGAAATCTATACATATTCCGAGAGTGACGAATGTTACGAGGGAATGGTTGGTGTAACTCTAAGGTCAATGTGTGAACAATGGAATGACCAATAATATGAAGTGTTGGCATTGTGATGAAGAACTGATATGGGGTGGAGATCACGACATAGAAGAAGAAAACGAAGAATACATGATTGTGACAAATC